TGTTATAAAGTTTATGCATATACACATGCTATATTAAATGAAAAAGATTATGATTACATAATTGGAATAGACGCTGATAGTGTATTCTATAAAGAAATGACTGAACAATTTGTTAGAACTAGATTATACTCACCAGATAAAATGATGACATATCTAGGTAGAGGTGAACAATATAGTGAGTGTGGTTTTCTAGGTTTTAATATGCAACATCCTGAAACTATAAACTATGCGACAGAAATGAGACGCATGTATGATAGTGATGAGATATATAATTTAGATGAACAACATGATAGTTATGTTTGGGACTATATACGATTAAGATTTGAAGGAAAGAGACGAGTAAAAAATCTAAATATAGGCGATAATAAAGGTGGACATGTACAGGCCAGGTCTGTGTTAGGCAATTTTTACGACCATACAAAAGGTAAAGAAAGAAAACTAAAAGGTAGAAGTAAGGAGTTTAGAGGATGATTAATATTTTTATCGGTTACGATAGTAAAGAAAGGGTGGCTTATAATGTGTTATCACATAGTATTATTCAAAATAGTACAAAGCCTGTGGCAATTACACCGATTGCGTTAAATAATTTAAGAGACGATTTTGTGAGAGAAAGAAATAGTTTGTCTAGTACAGAGTTTTCTTTTAGTAGATTTATGATACCTCACCTTATGAATTATCAAGGTTGGGCATTGTTTATGGATTGTGATATGTTAATGTTTGAAGATGTTGCTGAATTATGGCGAATGAGAGATGATAGTAAAGCGATTCAAGTTTGTAAACATGACTATGTACCAAAAGAGAAAACAAAGTTTTTAGGCCAAACACAAACAGCATATCCTAAAAAGAACTGGTCAAGTTTCATGTTAATGAATTGTAAGAAGTGTACTACATTGACACCAGATTATGTAAACAAAGCTAGTGGTTTAGAACTACATCAATTTAAGTGGTTGGAAGGCGACCATCTTATCGGAGAGTTGCCTTTAGAGTGGAACTGGTTAGTAGGTGAGTATGAATTTAAAGAAGATGTAAAAAATGTTCACTATACAAAAGGTGGACCTTGGTTTGAGGAATATAAAGATTGTGATTATTCACAAGACTGGTTTATAAACAAAGAAGAGTGTAATGGTTGAGGGATTTTGTACAAGTACAGGTAAAGACGAATTTATCAAAGCGTTTTGTGATTCTGTACATACAAATAGTAAAACGGGTATAAAACCCTTTGAGGTTGGTGAATGGCCTACTTTTGATATGAAAAAGTGGACTAAAAATCCTGTTGCAGTTGTAGGTACTTTAAGAGGTACTGAACAAATCATATGGGAATGTCAGAAAAGATTACACCCTTTTTATTATATGGACCATGCTTACTTTGGTGCTACTAGAAACTATCAACCAGGACCTAATGGTGTACTGTATAGAGTTATTAAATCTCAAATGCAAATGAACTTTATATTAGAACCTAATAGAGAAGATTTAAAAAGAATTAAGAAATATAAACCTATAGATAGAAAACCATATAATGGTGGAGGTGAACATATACTAGTGTGCCCACCTACTCAGGCAGTATGTAGATTATATAATCTAGGTGATGAGAAAATGTGGATTGATAGTATGATTGTTGAATTACAAAAATACACCGACAGAAATATTATTGTTAGAAAGAAAGATGAAAAAAAATCTTTAAGTCAACAATTAGAAAATTGTCATGCTGTGGTATCTTATCAATCAACAGCTGCCATTGAGGCAGTATTAAATGGTGTACCTAGTTTTTGTAATAGTGTGTCAGCAGCTAATGAGGTATCAGAGTGTATGATAGAAAATATTGAAACGCCATATTATCCTGATGAAGATTTAATACAACAATGGATAGATAGTTTACTTTCATGTCAATTTACAATGGAAGAAATAAAAAGTGGTTTAGCAAAAGAGGTAGTAGATAGGTTACAAGTATGATTATTACTCATAAGATAGCATGGGACAAATGTTTATCTCACCAACTATGGCCAGCAATTGAAAAAGGCTGGAAAGATGAGGGTAAAGATGTACACTTCTTTTGGGGTTTAGCAGGTAAAAATATTCCAGAGATTGCAGAGTGTGAAAGAAAAGGTGAAGAGTGGTGGTATGTAGATGTAGGATACATTACTGAACAGATTACTAGATATCCTGAACCAATTATACACAATTACGATAAAACTTATTTTAGAATATGTAAAGGTGGTATTCACACTAATAAATTTCATGTTGTTAGTCCTGATAGGTGGAATGTTTTAATTAAACAAGGTATAGACGCAGAATTTAAAGGCTGGCGTGATAGTGGCGATTATGTGTTATTATGTCCTTCATCACCTACTGTTACATATCACATCAATGGTATTTCACAAGAAGAGTGGATAAAGCAAGTTGGTGAAGAAGTAAGAAAACATACAGATAGACCAATTAAAGTTAGAAATAAACCAAGACCTAACAATGAGTTTTGGGGTACAGATATTAAAGACGATATAAAAAATGCGTGGTGTGTTGTGACAAATATGTCATTATCAGCAATTGATGGCATCCTAAATATGACACCAGGTTTCACACATCAAAGAAATGTGGCCTCTCTGGTAACAAGTCGTAAAATTAACTTGATTGAAAAACCTTTTAAACCAGGTAGAAAGACGGTGCAAGAATGGCTAAACATGACAGCAAATCACCAGTTTACAATACAAGAAATAGAAGATGGCTTAGCTTTCGATATTTTAAAGGTACAGTACCAGAGCGTTGGATAGGATTTGGTTTAGCAGTAGCTTCTGTTTATATCTTATCAAGTGCTAACATTGCTACGCAATGGGTTGGTTGGTTATTAAGTGTAATAGCCTGTGTTATGTGGGTGTATTTTGGTTACAAAGATAGAGATTGGCCAAGAGCACTTATGGAATTAATGTATTTAATTTTAAGTATGAGGGCAATGTACAATTGGTTGATGATATGAATTTTGCTTGTGTTTGTTATGGTGATAAGTATGCCGTAGAGTATGTTCAAAAACTCTACAATATGGTGAAAAGAAACACCACACTTCCTATAAATTTTGTTGTATTTACTGACCATGTTAAAATGCATAAGATGGTCGAGGGTGATATAGACATTAGAAAGTTTCCAGAAAATGATTTACAAGGGTGGTGGAATAAACTACAATTGTTTCATCCTGATGTAGAACTAAAAGGTAATACTTTGTACATGGATTTAGATGTAGTAATTACAGAGAACATTGATTGTTTCTTTACATATAAACCAGAGGCTGATTTTGTGGGTATGAACGACTTTAATCCTTCTAGTGGTGTTTGGAACTCCAGTATTATGAGATTTAAACAGCATGACCTTCACGGACGGATTTGGCACAAATTCATGTCCGATAGACCAGGATACCTTAGACGGTTTCATGGTGACCAAAACCTAATATCTGACTTTATTAAGAATACTCCTGGATGTGATTCATTTCCTGATTCGTGGACACAATCATATAAGTGGTACGATAGAAAAGGTAATAGATACTCCAGACAAGACATGACATACGAACATAATGGCGAATCGTTGGTAACCGTGTTTCACGGACAGCCAAATCCACATGAATCCGAGCAGGAATGGGTAAAAAACGCATGGAAATAGGGCTGTGCATTTTGACGCAGCTCTGAAATCGTTACCAGGCTTCAAAAAAAAATCAAAAAAAGTTAAAAAAGTGCTTGCTTTACGCATGGGACTATGGTATATTATGTGTATATGATAAAGAAAAAAACACTAAAAGAAAGAATTGACGAAGCTAAGAAAAGAAATTACTTGACTCTGCTTCAGATTTTTGATATAATAATTAATAACAAAGGAGAAAAACACTATGAGTAAAGTTAAAAATTGGGCATGGGACATGGCCGAACAAGCAGTTGATAAGATTATTGTTGAACTTAAAAACAATGCAATCACTAAAGAAGCTGCTAAAGCAATGATTATGAATGTTGATAATCTTGATTTATGTTCTATTGATGAACACAATGTTGATGAAGTAATTGACATGGAGTTGGAGAACGCCTAATGACACTACTAGAACACATTAAAAATATTAACGCTAAGTCTAAAAAATGGATGGATGAAAATCCAGGTTCATGGGCTGGTATGGTACCAGAAGATATTAAATTCTGGAACGACCAAGGTATTTTTACTGTAGAAGACTATGAAAGAGATAGTCTTATTACTAGTGTGTATGAAATGCACAAAGACGCATATGGCGTAAAAGGTAGACATTATAACTTTAAAGAAATGTCTAATGAAGATTTACAAAAAGAATTAGACCACCTTTGTGAAGTTGCAAAGCGTGAGAGAGAAATAGAAGAAAGATATGAAGAATCTGCTTATCAATCTTTCTTAAAAACAGTTGCTAACACTATTAAAAATGGTGCAAAAGATAAAGAAGAAGCAATCAGATGGATTTTACAAGCTGAAGAATTAACGAATGAAGAACCAGATTATATTTGTTATAAACTTGGTCTTTCATATGATAAAGAATACTTATTTAAAACTAAACACTAGGAGACACTATGATAATTAATACAGGCGATTATGTTTATACAAAAGATGGTAGAGAGGGTACAATAATTAATATTGGTATCGCTACCGAAAAAAATGATATAGCTGCTGAGAATGATACTAGTCTAAGTGCTAAAACTTATGATACTGATTTGAACTATGTTGGCGCTATTACATATTCAGGCGATAAAGGTACATATTGGTGTTACTTTAATCAAATAGATAAAGTAGAGGGAAGTGCTGTAAACGATTTGGAATGGATGCATGGATAATAAACCTAATGCATGGGAACAAAGCGTGATAGATAACGCAGTAGAATATTCTATTGTAGAGTGGAGGTCACTTGATAGAAGTACCAAAACCATAGTTAAGACTTATGAAGAAGCTAAGAATTTATTTGCAGAAACAATTAAAGAACACACTTCCACATTGGCATATGCAATAGATAACAACGGTAGATATGCAAATCTAAATCATTTACCAGAATTTAAAAGTAGGAGTAAACATGTCAAATCAAAGACCAGGTAAAATTCAAAGTAGACCAGATGTAGGTGGTCAAGACATGAATATGTTAAAGTTTTTTAAAGCAGCTCAAAAAGTTTTAGAAAAAGAAAATAAACCAGACGAAGCATTTAACTTTGAACAAATGGTAGATTGGATCCAATCTGGAAAAAGGTTGCCATTAACAGAGGAAGATGTTATAAAAGCACTAGGAATATAATATGAAATATAATGAAGATAAAATACTAGAAGAAGTTTTAAATTACATCAAAGGTACTTATGGTCAACACTATGCTCAAGTATCTGATGGTGTACAAGTACAAGACTTGTTAAGGTCTTGTGGTATAGATAAAGATTTTTGCCAAGCAAATGCAATTAAATATCTTGCAAGATTTGGTAAGAAAGATGGTCGTAATAGAAAAGACCTGTTAAAAGCTGTACATTACATTGTACTATTGATGAATTCAGAGGACCAAAAAGGAGAAAAGTAATGATTGATGTTCTGAATCATATTGATGACTTAAAGAAAATTCGTGGTTTGATTAAAGGTGGTGACATTAAAACCGCCGTCAAACAATGTGAAGAGTGTATTGCCTACCATCAAAAAGAAGTGGAGGCTTTTGATAAATGGGCTGAGGCTGAAAGTCAAAAAGACTTTCAGGAAGTTAAAATGCCCTTTCCAGAGGGGGTATCATAGTACACAGACGCTTCGATTCGTCAATCCTGGCGCATCCTGGCAGCTTTTCTGGCGAGAAAAGTCAACAAAAACACGCTTTTTTTAATGCTTGCCATTTCCAAACGGTTGTGGTAGGATAAGTGAATAACAATTGAGAAAGGTTTATATTATGTCATTTTATTCAAAAGAAACTCTTTTCGCAGAGTTTAATGTTGCGAAATCTAAAGACACGAAAGGTAAGAAAGAGAAATACGACAATCGTATTCAATTCTTTAAAGACCATATAGAGTTAAGAAAAAACCATCCAGAGTATTATGATGGTGTTGATGTTAACTTTACAAATCTATTAGAGGCCTATTCAGCGCCTAGTCCAAAAGACCATTTTTATATGAAAGTCTTTGGTAAAACTTATTCTGAAAAAATGGCAGAATCAGAGTTTGATAAATCACAAAGAGAAAGTGTAAACTAATGGCAATTATCTACACAAACAATTCTAGTGGTGCAATTCGTAGGTTGAAAAAGAAAAAACCTACGAAAAGTTACCTTGAGGCTCTTGCTAAACACATCAAGTACCTTAGGTCTATGGGTTTTGATTGTGATGATAATGGTAGAATTAAATTGACAACAGATGGTAGACATACAATTGACATTGCAGAAAGAACAATGCCATTTGAAAGAGAGAAGACTCTATCAGATGTACCTATGTCAAACAAAATTGGTACAGGTGGTACAAAACCTGACAATAGTTGGAGAATTGAAGCATCTAAAAATTTTACAGTAGCTCCAGCTTATAACAAAGGTCCTTACATGGTTATTGCCAAAGAGGACATTAAAACAGCAGGAAGGAAAGTATGACATTTTTAGAAAAAGTGTTTATGGTATTAGCAGTAGCGGCTTTCTTAACGATAACAGGTGTTGCTAAAGCAAATCCAGTTACTAATTGGATAACAAATGAGAAAAACAAAATTGTTGAGTATCAAAAAACCAATTGGCAAAAAGGTAAAGAGCAAACTGCCAATAATTGGAATACAATTAAATCATTTTTTAGTAAGGTAGTAAAAGATGAATCACAAAATTAGTGAGTTTTGCGATAAGGTTGATAGCCTTAAAAAGATGGCAGATGATTTAAGGGTCTTGAAATATAAGACCCCTAAATCTAGTGACAGAGATTTAAGAGTACAAAATTTAATTGATACCATACAGGCAGATTGTTTACTGTTGGCACACGATAAAGGAGATTATGTTAAAGCTGAAACAGGTGAGTATGGTGATTATACTGGTATTGTCCACGACAGCGTGTTCATCAATGAA